CGGCGGACATCTACTTCACCGACGCTCGAGGCGCCGTCAAAGTGTTGAGTCTTGTGCGCGATCTGCTCAAGACCCATCCGCAGTTCAAGCCTCAATAGTAATGGGCCGTGTGCAGAGATGATTGATCTGCAACGACGCGGACGCTCAGGTGATCCCGACGATACGGCGGCCAACTATATCGAAACGCGGCCTTATGACATCGATGGCGACGAGGCGGGCTTCTGGGGCATCGTTCCTTGGGGGCGAAGCTTCGGGTTCGAGGGCGACGATCTCGCGGAGTTCGTACGTCTATGCGTGCTGCGGTTGCTTGATGCTGGCGCGGTGCCGGTGCGGCACAGCTCGCAGGGTGAGCCCATGCTGTGGAAGGAGCAAACGCAGTACGGGACGACGAAGGAGCAAATCGCCGACGCGATCATCGCCGAATGGCTGCAACGGAGGCGGCGATCCACCCTGGGAATACCTATGGTTCGTGACACGCGAGGTTCTGGAGACTGATCGCAGCGAGTAGTCGCGCATCCACGCGGAGCATGGCTCCGCCATGAGAGAATTCGGGTTCTGAAATGAAATCCAAAGACCTGGGAGCGATGAGCATCGAGGAATTGGTGACTCGTTTCGAAGCAATTGCTCTAGAGCAAGACGACGCGATATCTAACGATGAGAACGGAAAGTATAACCGTCTATTCCGTGAGATGGACACGCTGAAGAAAGAGCTCAAGAGTCGCGACGGCGATCAGCGGCGCGCTTTACTGCCGCTTCTCAAGCACAAGAATATGCAAGTGCGTCTCAAAGCAGCCATTGCGACATTGGCTGTTGACGCTGCGGCAGCGCGCCAGTGCCTCCAGCAAATCAGTGATAGCAATATATACCCGGAAGCTGCCGATGCACGGGGCATGATGACGGCAATAGACGACGGAACATACGTGCCGAGCTAGGACAACTCGGCGCGGCCGTCCTGAACGCCGGTATGGTCGGGGAACGTCATGCTGACCGGCGAGCAGTTCAAGCGTCCGGGGCCGAGCTGAAAGAGGTGTTCCAGGGCCGCGCGCGCCGCTGTGCCGAGGGATTGAGGGAGCCGACCGATGCGGATGTGCGTCGTATATGGTGTGAAACCGACGATATGGAAATTGCCCCTGCGTGGGTTGAGCAAGCGACGGGGATTACGGCCGAAAGCAGAGAGAGAGCGCTGCGCTCGGTGGAGTCTACTATTTGTTCGAGCACGAAGAGGAGGAGTTGAGACTGATTAGCAATCGAGACTTCGACGACTACGAGCCCATTTTTACCGAAAGCGATGAATGGCCCTTGGCCATGAGACTGGAGGAGGCGAAGACGGACTCACCCCTATTGCGTGGGCTCGAGAGCGCTACGAACCATTTTGTGAAGCTACAAGAGAAAGCGTACTAGACTTAGCGCCTTTTGCGATCCGGTGGTTCCAGGATATCCGAGGAAACCTCGAATGATCGGCAAACCTTCTCCTCCAATGCTCTTCCTTCAGGTTTGCCGAATGTTCCATGCAGATATTGCGGATACCTGTCCGACCTTTGAGCTTATGGCCGCTTTCGCGCTGCAGCGGGTCGAGGAAGCCGAGCGCGTAACGCTCGCGGAGTACCTCGATTGCTTGTTGAGTGGCGAGTACACGGAGGACGAACTAATGGAGCTTTGGAATAGCTCCGGCGCCGACGTCTTTATTCCAGACGTGAAGAACCTCATAGCACTTCTGACAGAAATGAGACGGCAGCTGCGAGCGGTTCCGGAATAGCAGTTGTGGCAAGGAGTTCAGCGCGACCTTGAAGACGCTGAGCGTAGAAGCGCTCGTCGAGCAATTCCGTTGCATGGCCGTGGCACAGGACGAGGCTCTACTCGATGATGAGCACACGCGGCGATGGCTGCGGAAAGAGATACGGCCCGGGTTGATTGGCCATCAGTGAGAAAGGCGCTAGTGGGTCTGATCGAACTTGATCAAGTCCGAGTTTCCTTGGACGCATCCCACGCTGGAAAGCTGAGGACGTTGAGAAGCGGCGCACAGCTCAGTGCCGTCGCCAAGCGGGCGCGCGACCTTGGTCGAGTTCGAAAGAGGTTCCTTGGCCATCCTTGCCGACATCGATGCCGCGCTGGATGCGGATCCGCAGTGCGCCACGGGCTGGGTCGACATCTTGGTTACGGATCTGGGCAGGCAGACATGCGATCGCATTCTTGATCGACGGGGCTGCGGGTGGTGGCGACGGTGACGGGCACCGACGCTGAAGGCAATCGGGCCCTAGCAGAATAGAACTCGACAAATTCGGAGATAATTGATGCTGGCAAACGCAGGCGCCTGGCAGGCCGGCGCGCGCGATCGTGCGCGCCAACACCATGAGGTGAAGTTCACGCGGCTCGACCTCAAGGCCGTCGAGGTGGATGGAAGCTTCGGCGGCTACGCGAGCCTGTTCCATCGCGCCGATCTTGCTGGCGACGTCGTTCTGCCGGGGGCCTTCTCCGAAAGCCTCGCGCAGCGTGGCGTATCGGGCGTCAAACTGTTATTCCAGCACGACGCCAATCAGCCGATCGGCGTGTGGACATCACTGCGCGAGGATGCGCGCGGTCTCTATGCCGAGGGGCGGCTGATGCCCGAGGTGACGAAGGCACGCGAGGTGCATGCACTGATGCGCGCCGGCGCTCTCGACGGCCTGTCGATCGGCTTTCGCACCGTCAAAGCGCGCCGCGATCGCGCCAGCGGCCAGCGCCGGCTGGAGAAGATCGACCTCTGGGAGATCTCGGTGGTGACCTTTCCGCTACTGCCGGAAGCACGCATCGCGACGATGAAATCGTCACCCTTCGCTGGCGGCTTGCCGACGGAGCGGGAATTCGAACGCTGGCTCACGCGGGATGCTGGGCTGAAGCGCAGTGAGGCGCGCGCCCTGATGGGCACGGGCTTCAAAGGCCTGAAGGCTCTGCGGGATGCGAGCCGGGTAACGGGCGAGGAGAGCGATCTGGCCGCGCGTATTCGGGCGGCGGCGCAATCCTTGAGCAGCAACACCTGGTGAAGGATAGAGTGAGTATGTCGGAACTGGAAACCAAGGCGGGCGGCGGCAACGTCGGCGTCGCCTTCGAAGACTTCATGCGCGCCTTCGAGGCGTTCAAGGAGACGAACGACGATCGGCTGTATCAGCTCGAGCGCCGTTCTGCGGCCGATCCGCTGGTCGAGGAGAAGCTGGCGCGCATCGACCGCGCTCTCGATGAGCATCGCCGCATCGTCGATGATCTGGCGCTGAAATCGGCGCGCCCGGCCATCGGCGGAGCGGCCCCGCGCACGGGCGCCGCGCTCGCGCACAAGTCGGCATTCGACGCCTACGTGCGCAAGGGCGAGCCCGGCGCGCTGCGGGACCTGGAGCGCAAGGCGCTATCGGTCGGCTCCGACCCTGACGGCGGCTATCTGGTGCCGGACGAGACGGAGCGCACCGTCAATCGCGCGCTGCGTGATATCTCTCCTATCCGCGCCATTGCAGGCATCCGCCAGGTTTCGGGTTCGGTCTACAAGCGCCCGTTCTCGGTCGCAGGCCCGGTGACCGGATGGGTCGCGGAGACGGCGGCGCGCACGCAGACGAATGCCCCGACGCTCGATGAGCTCTCGTTCCCGACGACCGAGCTCTATGCGATGCCGGCGGCGACGTCGTCTCTTCTCGACGACAGCGCCGTCAATATCGACGAGTGGTTGGCCGAGGAGGTGCGCATCGCCTTCGCCGAGCAGGAAGGCACAGCGTTCGTCACCGGCAACGGCACGAACAAGCCGAAGGGCTTCCTCGCCTATACGACGGTGGCGAATGCGTCGTGGGAGTGGGGCAAGCTCGGCCACATCCTCACCGGCACCGACGCGGCTTTCCCTGCCGCCGATCCGGCCGATAAGCTGATCGATCTCATCTATGCGCTGAAGGCCGGATACCGGGCGAACGCGCACTTCGTGATGAATCGCTCCACGCAGTCGGCGATCCGCAAGATGAAGGACGGCGACGACAACTACCTGTGGCAGCCCTCTGGCGCACCCGGTGAGGCGCCGACGCTGATGGGCTATCCGATCGCTGAATCGGAGGACATGCCGAACATGGCGGCCGACAGTCTGAGCGTGGCCTTCGGCGATTTCCGCCGCGGCTACCTGATCGTCGACCGCGTGGGCATCCGCGTGCTGCGCGATCCCTACTCCGCTAAGCCCTACGTGCTGTTCTACACGACCAAGCGCGTCGGCGGCGGCGTTGCCGACTTCGATGCCATCAAGCTGCTGAAGTTCGGCGACTAGTCGGCCAGCAACCGTTCGCTTCGCGGTTCCTCCCCCGCGAGGCTGAAGCGGGGCCGCCGTCTTCCCCTGGCGGTCCCGCAGCCCTTCTGACTGCGCGGCCCATTCGCGACAAGCCGCGAGCGGCCTGTCGAACTTCATCCTGATAACAATGGAATGTCCATGGCACTGGTGATCACCAGTGCGCCCGCCGTGGAGCCGGTGACGGTTTCCGAGGCGAAGGCGCACCTGCGCGTCGATGGCACGACGGAAGATACGCTGATCGGCAGCCTCATTCTGACGTCGCGGCTACACATCGAGGCGGCGCTCGGCTTGGCGCTGATCACGCAGAGCTGGCGCCTCACGCTCGATGCGTGGCCGAACGCACGGGAGCTGGAGCTGCCGTTACGTCCGCTGCAGTCGGTCATCTCCGCCAAGGTGTTTGCGGCGGATGGGACAGCGGAGGTGATCCCCTCCAACGCCTATGTGGTCGATGTCGGCGGCGCCCCGCCGCGACTGGTGCGCAGCGGCGGACGCTGGCCCCAGCCTGAAAAGGCGGCGAACGGCATCGAGATCGA